GGTCTTGGGATTCATATAGAATACGGCGCCCGACACGGCCGAATATCCCAAGGAGTTGTTTACCTGATAGGTGATTGGGGATGTCAGCTCCATATCGGCATCGAGGATATGGGCCGTTATTTCAAATTCCGTATTATCCATTGTCTCAATCTCCATCGGGAATGAGAATGTATGTCTGGCGGAACATGCGATACTGTCTTCTTCGGAAGTAAAGACATCCTCACCATCTTTTTTGATGGTGAATTTAGCGGAGGTAATGACATTGTCGCCATCGTACATCGCGTAATCGAACAATGAGTTCTCACTCCAGTTGGTCGCCCTGCCGAGGATGTTGTTAACGGCTACCAGCTTCCTTTGTTCGCCGGCTACCGCGCAAATGACATTGAACGATATCGTTCTTGTCTTGACCGTCCCGTCCGAGTTCGAGACATAAGCAGATATATTGAATACGCCTGTCACGCCCGGGTGGATTACAGAGTAATTGTAGGCGGTTTCCGTATATACGCCTGTACCGATCTGAATCTGGTAGGATTCATTATAATCCTTCCCGGTAACAGTCACATACAATGTTTTTGAAATATTACCGCTGATATTCAGAGGAAGCGTAATGGCACCGGTGTAAGCCGTCCACCATTTAAAGTTGTCCGCACTGATGGACAATGAAGTAAGCTGTACCGTGTATACAAATGCCGGAGCCGTCACTTCCGTCACTTCTCCCGTTACTTTGATCATTACATTGTTTGCTCCGGACGCCAGAAACTCCGCAACGTCAATACTGAAAGGAGAACCGGAACTGATATACAGCTGTTTGACGACAAGATACTCAGCGCTGTTGCTGTTTTTAACAGAGATCTGACAGAACCCACGCTCTCCGGTATCTTCATAAGGTTCGTTGGTGCTGTATCTTTCCTGGCTGATGAAAGTAAAATTCAAATGGCAAGGTTCCCCTTTGCTGGCTGACAGGCTTTTACTGTCCAGGTTATTGATTATACGCAGGTTTCTTTGTATCCCAGTTTCTCCACCTCCGCCGCTATGTGAGGAAATATAGTTCATTAAGTCTTCAAAGGTGGTTATAATAGATCCGTCCTCCGCAACTCCGGTGGGAATAAACACTCCGGCAGCAGGAGACCATCCATTATTGCCGTACAGTAATACGGAACCGTCTTCTGCCGTATCGGATTCAGGGGAGACATTCTTTAATTCTCCTATTGAAGAAGGAGTATTTGCGTTTTTCTCCAATTCCTTGACGGTATCGATCAGATTATTGAATTCTTCAGCCGACAGACGTCCGCGGGAATTCTTGCCTTCATTTTCTTCCTTATGTTCTATATTCAGTGCCATAAAACTATTCTCCAAATATTAACGGGAAGGCATACGGGAAGCCTTCCTCCTTGATTTCTATTTTTCCGCGTGCTGAAAGCGCATGCATGATCAGGTTTGTCTCAAGCATGCCGGTATCAGCCATGTCGCTTTCAACACGGCTGATCACGGTACGGGTGGTATTACCCTTGTCATCCGTTTTGCGCACACTTAAAACAAACTTGATATACCCCATACTACTTGTTCAACTGGTTGATTATTTCTCTTTTCACCGCAGCTATGAGACGTGAGTTCTTCACCACCAGTTCCATCGCCTTGCAATACCGTTCAGGAACTTCTACTTCTTCACTTGAGTAGTAGATCTGCTTAGCCAGTTCCTCAAAACCGATGTCGAGCAGGATGCTGCCGTTGTACATCATTTCGTTACCAACCGTTTCAGCGGTGTCGAAGGTCTGTTTACCGCCTTCGAAAGAAGTCTGCGCCTCGATTCTCTTAAAATTGATTTTCATAATTGTTTATTTCTGATTTTATATGGTGAAATTATTTACATGGTCTTCCATACACGAACAAATCTATCCTTCCCGGCATGACTTTGGCCTCAATGTACCAACAGGATATAGAAAAACCACCGCTGTCAAGACCTTCAGTGTTGACTCCCATATTCCATCTGTTGTATCTGGCAGATACACCAAAAGGTTGTCCAATTACAGAGTAATCTTCATGCCCCATATCCATATTGAAACGTATCACAGGATGATCTACGTCTTCACTAATACTGTGTGTTATCGAAGCCGGTATTCCATTTCCCCACACGACGCGTGCGCCGTGAGTGTAGGTGTTATTGGCGAATGTACATGTGTAACGAATGATACCGAGAAGCCCCGGCATGCACCAATGGTCTCCCGGATTCATATTCCAGTCACATCCTCCAATCGCTTGTATACAAAGATTAGCGTATCCTCCCGTGAGATTACGTTTCATCGTACTGCCGGTAGAAGCAAGGGAAAGAACAGTATGCTCGTCATATTCTTCTCCGGTATATGACATCATGGATACTGACTTCCTCCCTGCTGACAAAGGGAGGGCATTACCCAGACTCGCATAACGTTCGACATATTTGCCGGAAGTGGTTCCTTCCCGCTTTTGCATCTTTATATAGCAATCCCGGGTACCGTCATTTATCAAACCATAGGAATTTATATCAAATCCACCGATCTTGCCACCGGTAGCGGTCATATTGTTTAGCACAATATCATTTGCCGTCACGTTATTTAGTATTGCATCTTTAGCCGTGATATTGTTTAAAGTCAGATTTCCGGCTTCATCGACAAAAAATGTATTATTGGCCACAATGTTGCCGTTGAACCTAATCTGATCTGCGGATATCACTGCGTTCGATATCAATCTTCCTGCATCATCTTCCGTGATGAATGTACTGATCTCAGCCCTCTTTACGTATCCGTCAGCTTCGGCTTGTTCGGTAAACAACTGAGTGAAACCTGATTCAGTAACAAGGCCGGACGTGCTGATATTACTGACATGACCTTCTGCGTCAAAGGTTATCTTTTTAGATAACAGTACATTGAAATCATCGGTAGTTACCAATCCGCTCGTATTAATGTTTGTGATATTACCGGAATTATCAAAATGGATTCCTTCTACAAGAGCGGCAATAGAATCCTTCGTCACTTGGATAACAGCCGTGTTTTTATCTGCCGTTTCCAGCGCACCTCTTGCGATCCCTAATGCGTTCAATGCATCCTGAGCAGCATCATACGCATCGCTGATACCTTGATTGGCTAGCCTTTTTGCCGCTTCGATGCCTTCTTCCGAATCCGTTACGGCTGCGAGTATCCGGTCACCTAAATTCTCAAGATAGGCGGTGGTAGCCGTTGAGCTAGGTTGCCAGTGTTTTATAGAGAAGGTTGTTCCTTTTGCCTTGGCAGTGATGCAGACGAGAGAGTCATTCTTATAAGAGATGCCTTCGCCGGAATAGGTCGCATTCGCCCACATATCGCCGATATCATAAACATCGGAATCCTTTGGTTGGGATACAAATACTCGTCGTTTCCCGTCAGCGGTATCCTGAGCCTTGGATGCGTCTTCCAGTGCTTTCAGCGTCAGATGGTCCGTTATATCATTCCAGCTCCATGAACTGCCATCCTTTTCGAATCTGTATCCATGTCCCGTCAGACGATTATAGAACATGTCCTGCTCATGCATGGTTTTAAGTTCATCGGTAGTCCACTCGGATGCCGGCAGGTTCTCCAGCGTGGGATCGTAGTCAAAGAACCACAGAGTGTATTCCTTATCCGTTTGCTCCCTGACAAGATCCATGTCCGTTTGAAGGTCATTAATAGTATCGTCTATATCTTTCCCTGTGGCCTGATTAATGAACTTAGCGGATATCTCACTCAGTACAGTATTCAGGTCGATAAGTGGTTCCGGCATCGTATAGGAGTTGATACCTTTATATATACGAATGTAGGGACCGCCGACTGTTACACTGTCCCAGACGATTGCGCCTTGACGTACCGGATCTGTTTCGTTACCAAGCTGGACGATATTATCACCCACAGAAGGCACATCACTACCGGATGCGCAATTCGTTTTGGAGAGTTCTATATAATCATCACCACATCCGCTCACATAACGCCAATAAAATGTTGTTCCGGTCTTCAGTGCAAAAGTCTCACTGATAGCAAAATCACCGACTTCAAAGGTATTTCTGACAATCCGTCCTTCGGCATCGGTCGTTTTGAAATAGCATCTGTAAACGTCTCCCCTGTCCTCAACCTTGTTACAGATGATTCCACCATTAGTGTTGTACTGTTTCCCTCCTATATAGGTAGACTGCTGCACTTGTATCTCGTTGATGCTTAACTTTTTTCGTATGTCAACGAAGTCTATATCAAGATGATAATTACCTTGTTCATCTTTATAAATACCGAATCCTGTACTGCCGGTGGAGAAATTATTAGAAATGATGTCACCGACAAGCTTTATCTGTTCGAGCGTGGATGTCCCCTTCGCATTGATACCTTCAAGGAAGGTCATCAGCTTCTCAATCGTTTCAGCTACGTCTTTTCGTACATACCGATCATCATTGTCGTTGTTGCTGCCGATAATGGCAAGCTTGAAATGTTTCTTACCGTCAGTTTCAGGGATGCTGTCATCCTTTACGAGTTTATAAATAGTTCCATTCTCAATGACGGAAACTACTTGTCCGGCATAGGGAACATAAGGCTCCGTGTCTGTATTACGGGCATAGACACGGGCTTCTTCTAAGGTTTCCCACACGTCAGTCGAATCAATAGAATAACCATTGACACGCTTATATCTGCCAGCGAAACTATCCCCTTTTATATTAAGTGCCATACTCAATTCGTTTTAAAGGTGAAATTATCTGTTTCGCTGCTTGTCGTAGCCGTACTGAACACATACATCGTATATTCCAAAGGTGTACTTCCATTAGCACCTTCAACACTGATCTTTCGCGGAGTGGCAGCGGAATCCAAATCCATGAAATTATATTGGTATCTCTCCAGTGAAACATCCTTGATGGTACCGTTTGGAATACAGATAACGAAAGTCTTATAATTGCCTATTGTGAACTTGTATGATCCGGCGCCCTTATACAATCCACTGCCTGAAAGTGCCCGCACCTCGGTTGAAGTCGTAGGAACCGAATTACAAACGCCTGCAAACCATTTTCTATGTACATTCACGCTGATCTTGCTGGTCAAAATCGTTTCTTTTATATCTCCGTCGTCAGAAGCGGCATATATGACTGTTGCAGTATAGGATTCTCCCTGTGTGTAGTTTCCTTGTAACTGCCTTGTTGCGGTTTGAACGCCGGCAGGATCGCCTGTGAATTCCAATACGTTTTCTTCTTTGTCATCGTAGAATGCTTTGATCATTGCGCCATTGTCGTTGCGGGTGGCGGTATATGTAATGAAGCCTTTAGTTGATCCGAACTCAACATCATTAGCGGTTGACAATTTACCTATTAGTGTCGCAGGAGTAGGCGCATAAAGCATTTTCCGAAATATCTGTTCGTATCCCATACCTTTACGCAGGATTTCTCCCGGATTTACATGACCGGTCTTTGGTGCGTTTACGTGAATATCCTTGCTCAATCCTGTATCAGCAGAACCAATGCCGGCGGAAGATGAGCTTCCACCGCCGGTACGTACAACAGTACCATTACGATAATTCTTCGACCTGGAACTGGCAGGAATTGCTCTTGATTTTATGACGATGTTACTACTCATACTTCTATCATTATACATTGAAACTGATTCATCTTATAGTCGATAGTACCTCCTGCGTTGATGAATTTCTTATTAACCATATAATTGTCATACAAGCGGGATAAAGGAGTTATATCGGATGACGCTTTTATTACTTGCGTTAATTTGATACGGGGGGCATTATAACGTTTGATAATACGTCGAATAAGTTGCTCTTCTGGACGGACTGTAGTTTCTTCTATGACTGAATAAAGATTGTCGGTCAAGTAGTCCTCGCTAATCATTACCTTGCTATAGCAAGCTCCATCTTTATTATATGATGAAATCTTAAATTCTATTTCATCAAGTTCATTAATATAATTTTCGTTGATTATATTTTCATAAATACGGTCAGAATTGCTATTGTCTTCTTCTATTCCATCTTTCTTTTTACTGTTAACTTTGAAGTCTTTTAATATAATTCCTCTAAACGGTTCTGGGTATACGTGACTGTCATAATCTACTTTAGGGCAAAACATTGTAAATTCGAACTCTCCGTATAATGGCTGGTCTATTGGTATTATAAAACCGTTTATTCCAGAATAAGGCATAGAAAGAGTTTTCTGATTCTTTACGCTTATGTAATCTTGCGATCTATCATTATTCTTACTATCTAAATTTACAGCAAACACGTAATTAGGCTTTTTTTGCCACTCTGGATCGGTTCCATATATTGAACCAAAATAGCTGTCACCTATTCTTACCTGAAAATAAATTAAACCATTAGGAGTGGCGCGGCTGTTATCTAAAATTCCTAAATCTGAATCTGCGGAAGATTTCAATAAGTACGAGATAGATATTGCAGAGTCAGCATAAATAGCTGATGGACCTTTAAACGACATCACCTTGGTTAAATCGCGCGTTATTGGATTATGCGCTTTTTCAGGATACCTTATTTGAATAGCATTGCTAAATGAATAATCGGTAATATCAGGAATCCATTCGCCGCCTGCGTTCTGATGTTGATTATATGCACAGCATTTCATTAGTATTGCACCTTCTAATGATCTAGCTCTATCTTTATAGTTTTCAATTTCGTCATTTCCAATGACTTCATCTCCATCATATAAATACATATTCCACCGGTTAGGAGAGAGGAAAATTCTTCGAGAAGATCGTGCCCCCGTTGAATTATCAATAGTACTTAATTGCTTTAGACTCTCAAAATCCTCATCCAATACCAGTTCGCCAACTGGGTAATTGCTACATCTTATCGTAACTTTATTACATCCAGGGAGAATGTCTAACGTATTATCCTTTCCTGTATAGTCTTTTTTCTGAATGTTAATGAAGGCAGGTGAAACATTTCCTGTTTTATTGTAAAGATCAGAACTATATTTATAAAATTCTCCACTATGATCTATGTCAACGAAATACAATTCACCTTTCCAGTCAACACAGGTCCAGTTAAGAAACTTACAGACTTCTTCTAACACTTCTTTTAACTTCATAGGTTTATCATCTTCGTCAAAGAAGTCCTGTTCGCTAACCGTTAGATGTTCTAATATGTTTAATTGCATATCGTAATCGGCTTTATTTTTCGCATAAACATGAGGAATGTACACGGCGGTATATTGTCCAGATGCCGCAGAGATGCATTTTTTTAGTATATCCCAAAAAGATATAAATTCTCTAGTATCTTTCGCTTGCTCATAGTCTATAAATTCCAGTGAAGACATGGCGCTCATGCATTCTAATTCTAATTCAAATGTTTTGGAGCTATAATCCTGAGTGTAAAGCTCCGGTTTGATAAATCCGCACCAGGTAACCACCCCATTCTTTTTAAACGTTACTCGGTATTGCTGATAGGCGGTAGAGAACAGGCTTTGTAGATAATCACTCCCTACAATGGATATTTTAGCTGTGCTGAACCGAGTAGGAATATATAGAAAATCTTCGTCCGCTATATCAACTGTAAATGGAGAAGAACCACCTTGGAGTTCAGTGATCTCACCGAAGTAGTTTTCTTTTTCTATTTCAACTACGCAAGGTATATTTTCTAACGAAGCGAATGGTACTGTATATATTAATCTATAGCTCATGATATAGGCTTTTTCCCTTGTGATTTAAGTTCATTGTTGATAGTCAGAATCAGATCCTTTGCCCGGACCCTGGTTGTTACCGATGAGGATATATTTCCACCTCCGCCCAATCTTCCAGAATTAATCGCTTCGAATAAATGGGATTGCTGTCCCTGATTGAGTATCATTTCACCGGCATTGACACGGGCTAGCATTTTATCACCCGAAGTAGGGCCGCCACCAATAATACCACCCCTTGCAAATTTAGGAAGGGTGGCGAATAGAGCAACGATACCGGCAACAGCAGCAGCTGCTAATGCTATACCAACGATCGGTATACCCGCTACGCTTTTTCCAGCCGCTGTTGCAGCCTCCGCTGTATTAGCTGCAACTACTCCGCGTGAATTTGCTTTTTTCGTTTCCGCAGACGCTGTGTCTACAGCCATTTCCTTAACGGCTCCTATAATTTTTTTGTCTGACGCTTGTTTCTCGATAACCCCTTCTATCTCTTTTGCTTTAGTTAGTTTATTAGTCAGCTCTGTAATGTTTTCAATCATTTTACAGATTGACATAAACGAATCAATCACATTAGTAAGCATATTCCAAATGGCCATAATCCTTTCCCATTCAGTTGCATCAACATCATTCATTACATCCCGAAGATTACTGAAAGCATTAACTATCCGATCGGAACCGCTTGCAATATCTTTCACACCTGAATACAATGACTCATCTAACTCCTTGCCGAAGTTCTTAATGTCTTCCTGGACTTGCGCTAACTTTAATGCTTCTTCCATTGATGGAACGTTGGCCATAGCATTGGCGATTTCATCTGACAGCGTTTCTCCGATGATTCTTGCTTCCTCTTTGTATTTATCTGCTAATTCTTTTGCCTTGTCTAGATTTTCAGAGGCGATATCAGCTTTGGTTTTCTTGTAGTCAAAGGTTGTATCGCGAGGCTTTATTTTAACTGCAGTAGCAAGTAATTTTGCATTCAGCTGCATAACTGAAATAAATACATCTGCCTCATCTCCAATGCCTTTAATGCCAGCAGCAGATTTAGCCGCTTCAACGGAAAGTGAAACTATATTGGAATTCAATTCTTTCTGAGAGATAAGACCTTTGGCTTGCTGTGCTTGGGCTTCCCTGACCTTTGTATTGTAATCCTTCTGCACCTTCTCAAACTCAACAAGAGCGGCATTCTTATCTTGATTTCTTATCGCTTTCTCAGCAGCGGTCTTAAGATTCTGAAAATATTGACTCTCAAGTACTTCTTTATCACCTGTTCCTTTGGCTTGGGCGTACATCTTGATGTTCAGTTCTCCCAGGGCTTTATTATACTCTGCCTGAGTGATCTTTCCGATCTCTAACTCAGCGCCTAGCTCCTCAAATTGTTTATCATAAGATTCTTGCTGTTTCTGAAGATGAGTTTTTTTCTTTTTGTCATCGTCCGGATCAGTTGTTGGTGTTGTAATTGTTGTGCTTCTAGAAATCTCATTTCCTAATCTCAATTTCGCATCACTGAGTATTTTTGAGAATTCAATATAAGTGTTCAAATCATCCTTTAAGCCATTTTCAAATCCTATAGCGTCAACCATTGACACTTTATGCTTTGCTTTAAACCTCTCTTCTTTAACCAAATCTCCGCGAGCTATTTCCCAATCAGGAGCCAATTCCTGTACTGTCTTCCCGTTGTAGGATTTTGAGCCTATTTTGCGTAATTCATTTTCGCTTTCTGCTACTTCTTTTGCTGCCAGTTCGGCTCTTGCTGCACTTTCAAGCAATTCTATGCGTTTAGATATTTCTTTGTTTACATCTTGGTTGGTTTTTAGCTCAGTACCGAGAATACCATTGATTTTCCCTAATATTTGTTTTTTGTAATCTAATGATGAATTAACTTTATTGTACTCTGATAACAAGGCTTTAACTTTTACAATTTCTGAGTTCGACTCTGCCGCATGATTCATTCGATTCAGATAATTGTCAAACAAGCCCTTTATTCGTTGTGACTCTTTATAAGCATTATAAAATTTAGCAACGATAGCCCCTATGACCGCAAGTATTGCTGTTGGAGCCATAGAAATGAGAGTTGCCTTAATTGATAACATCGCTTTGCTGAAAGCCATTCTGATAGAAGCACCGGCCTTTTGCGCTTTCCATGCAACTTCATCAAACTTCTGTCCTGCATCCTTGGCCGCCCGACGTGCTGCTGACTTGGCGGCTAACTCGGCTTTGGCAATAGAGGAAATAATTTTATTGACCAGCCGACTTGTAACCATGACTAAAACAGCTGCAACAAGATAGGTAACAATGCTTTTTATATTGTCAGCAGCCGATTTAACAATATTGGTCAGCCAGTCTATCAGAGCTTTATATTTACTTTGTATATCCGTGCCGTTCACTAACTCTGTAAAGACGTTTTTCAGGCGATTTACAGATGTCTCCAAGTTATCAGTATCAACGTTAGGAATCATCTCATTAAGTGCCTCTGCAAATTTAGGAAGCACATCCTTACTCATCAGTTTACCCTGTTTGAGCAACTTGTCCAGACCAGCAACAGAAACACCCGCAGCTTTTGCCATAGCCTGAAGAGCAACAGGAAGACGTTCTCCCATCTGTAGACGCAATTCCTCGGAACTGATCTTGCCTTTACTCATCATCTGGGATAATGCAAGCATAACTCCATTACTGTCGTCCGCACTCATACCGAAGGCCGTACATGCCCGGGAGACGGATTCGAATACTTTTCGTTGATCGATCATGGACATACCGGATATGGAAGCAGCCGCCGTGAATTTTGCGTAGTTAGCTGTCAGAGCATTAATCTCTAATCCGTATTTTTTAGCCAGATCGAGCAGATATTTCTGATTATCCGCATATTGGGACATTGTTCCGGAGACATTCTTCAATGCGGTGGTAACACGGTTTGTTTCTCGGGCTACATCAATGAAACGAGAAACAAGGTTACTTAGTCCGAGTCCGCCTGCACCAAGTGCTGCTGCGAAGGTAAGGATTTGCATCTGCATAGAACGAAAGGCTGCTTTTACCTGATTCGTTCCTCTTTTGAAATTCTCTGTTAAGAGATTTATCGCTATACTGAAACTTAAACGTCCTGCCATTATTCTTCTCTTTTTGACCAGTTTACTTTATTTATATCAAATAATTCCCCAGCAAGGAATTTCTTTAAATTATCCTCATTCTCTCTCATTACGCGCTCCGCGGCTTTCTTCACTTCTTCTTCCTCCCATGGAAATATAATCAGATCTCTTGCCCCATTTTTCATCTTTCGGGCATCGATATGCGGGAGAATGGTGAGGTATGTCCACATCCTTGCACTTTCCATGTCTTCTTTACGTTTTTTTTCATACGCTTCTATGTAGAGCGGAAGATCGCATAATTCCATTTCGTTGAATGCGTAATACGCATCTAATCCGGACATAACAAGTGTAGAAACAATACTGCCTATCATTTCCGGGGTGCCCTCATTACTACCCTTTCCCGTACTTTCCTGTTTCTTTTGAAACTGGCTTAATACTGCTATTTCCCGTTCTAACTTTGATACCATCTCTCGCACCAATTTTTCATTTGAAAGGGTCTTCCGGAAGACATCGAGAGTATACATCACCCCTTCGCCGTTACAGATCGTTGTCGTGTACAGTAGGGCATCTACGTCTTCCCGGTCTGAATAATCCATCAGGGAGAATGATTTCTTCCGAAGTTGCTCCCAGCGAACGATTGATTTTATTGTTAATCCAATTTTCATTGTACCGCTATTAAAAAAGGCGGCCATCATGGGACCGCCTTACTGATATTTCTTTAATTTCTTCCTTATGCAACTCCATCTTCCAAAGGTCCTGTACCCTGTAGGGATATGGAGCTTGTACAAATAGCACCATTATCCGCTTTCAGAGACAGGGAAGTAATAATTGCTTTCCCTTTAACGTATTCTTCTCCCTTTGGGAAATCCCCGTCAGCTTCTTCCGTTTTTGCAAGAACGAACGGGATAGGCTTACGCTCTACCATCATCTTTTTAAGTGTGGTAAAAGAGGCGTGTCCGGTCTTTAAGGACAACATGCTTTCACAAGATACCGTGTACCCTAATTGCCCTACTAGAAAGTCCTTCCAATTACCCGACATCTTGTTTGACGTATCAATAGTGTCCGCCGAAATATCAATACCGCATGACGTTCCGAACGCGATTGGTGTCATAATTGCCGGATTCTCACCCTCCGCCGGAGTACTTTCTATATAGACCATCAGTCTGTCACCAACGATCATATCACTACTTGAATCATACTTTTTTGCCATAATTTTCAATTTATTATTTTAAAATTCTATATTAATCACTCTCGTTACAGTCTCACTAAAAACTTCATGACTTGTATATATTTCCCCGCCTCATATTCCTCTGTGTCATCTTCCAGGCGTATCTCCATCTCCGGATCCGTATACCTTCCTTCAAGAGCCTTAACCACCAGTCCGGCTATATCCTGCGACCGTTGGCTGTCGGCACTCACTACGCAGACATATACATACGGATCTCTTCTGGCAACTCCCATCTTGGTCGTATCCTGCATGAATCCATCCCGTTGCAGGGTGATATAGTCTCCTTCCGTTCCTTCGTCCGCTACAAGCGGAAAAACATTATCACCGACCGCTTCCACAATAGACGCATCATCCAATAATACGCCTCTGATTTCCTTCGATGCCTCGTAATGACTAATTTTCATGATTTACCATTTTCCATTCGTTCAACTGCCCGTACTATCCCGTCCATCACCGCATTCATGGCTTTACTTCCATCTTCTGCCCGAGTGTCTTCCCAATAACGCAAAGCCGGTCCGTGTCCTCTACGGGCGTAATTCTTGGTACGGCGAATTCTTGTTCCCTGGTCCAGAAGCCAGCTATGATTTCCTATCGGATAACCAAATCCAGACAATACCCCCAGTTTTTTTCTCTTCACTCGTACACGAAAAGCTTTGATAAGATTTCCTTTATGTCCATAAGGAGATTTCATGCGTGATTTCAGCCTCATCACTCCACCTCGTTTCAGAATAGAGCCTCCGGCGTATAAACCGGCACGTACAGCCTTATCCTTTTCGAAGTTTTCAAGACCGTACACAAGGTCTTTAACCTTGTCCGTATCAAGTTGCTTGACTGTGAGTATATCCATTACGTATCGCTTTTTATACAAGTTATCAGGCAACTGTTATCCTGATATTTCCTGTTTATGTCAATTATCCGATAAAATTGATTGTTATACGCGATGCGGAAAGCCTCCATCATCTTTTGATGAAATCTGCACCATAGCACAATTTTCATATCAATGAATTCCTCCTTCGCATTTAATCCATCCCCTATATTCGGCTGCGCTTTCCGTCTTTCCGCTGGTACGTTTGATAATCCCGGGATTGGATCGTAAGACTTCCGAGGTGATCCGTTGGGATTCTTCCCCTTCGTTTCTTTTTCGAACGTTATTCTTTCACGTGGTACCATCCTCTTCTGCTCCTCTGAATTTTATAAATGGAGCCGACAATGCGGCAGCTCTTCCTATGCTGTGAGGCTTAGAAAACACAATATCGGAACGGTTATCATAGAAATCACTGATAGTTATCAGGATAGACCGTCTCAAATCTCTGGGAATACATCCCTGCTCATCCTCATATTCTGATAGAGGAGATTGCAGACGGGTTTCAAGTGCGGCCTGCGCATCCAGGATGCATCCCGTTATATACTCGTCCTGCTCTCCATAATCCACAAATCCGGGAATTTGCATTTTAGCTTCCTCTAGGGTAATATACTGTTTCATGCCTTGTTGAAGTAAAGGGACGGGGCTGCCGTCCCTATGTTTTTAAGCTTTCGGAGTTTTCTTTGCTATGGCAAAAGCCTCCGTACGTACAGTCAGCATATCGAAATCCGTATTCAGTACGAAATAGATAAGGTTTTTCTTTGCACCTGTATACGGATCTACTATCATGTGCATTTTCCCAAACTGCCCCACAAGTTCGTAGTTGAATATACCGAATCCGAGAACACCGTCTCCAATGTATTCTGTCATGAATACCGGATATCCGTTGATTTTCCCGTTTTCAAGAATCATCAAACCACTGCCGGCATCTTTCGGGGTAGCTTCCAGTTCAGCGTAAGTCGTTGCCGAACAGACATAGGCTGCTGTTCCGTCAAAGACGACACCTGTTTTTAATACAGCTCCCTTCAAAGCCACCACGTTCTTCCATGTAAAGTCAGCACCCGCTGCGGTAGTAACTGCCGGGGCAGCTGTAGCAGCTACAAAGCAACCATCAGACGCCTTTGAGGTAATCTTGGTTGTCTGGAACATCCATTTGTTCAGCAATCGCTCTAATCCCATTGTCATTTGGGTACGTACGATTTCAAGCAATGCACTATTGCTCTGATCTATCGCACGATTACTTACGGGGATAGCCAATGATACCCGTTTGGGAGACGGCTTAATTTTAGAGATGTCAATTGTGGTGTCTGCTACCTCCGCATTTTCATCCTCGATAGTAGCTTCAATGCCGGCAACAACAGGCAATACCCAGTCACCTACAAGACCGTACTGCATTTTGCACCCCACCTTACCCAAGATTAAGCCTTTTTCCAAAGGCTGGATGATTTCCCCGATGGTCATCGGAATGAGAGGCGCCACGGTGGTGGTGTCTTGAATCGTAGCGACACGGGTCAAAGGAATATCTATGGAATTTCCATTCATGATCCCGTCGCATCCTTCTGGAAGAGAACGGTTGTGCACAAATGAGGCAACCGCTCCGGCAAAAGCAACTTCCGAGCGCATCTCCTGTTCGGATACGCGTTCTTCATCATTTACCATACGGGCCGTACGCAATTGGAGAATTTCTTTTTCTTGTACCAAAGCCTCTTTTTCTGTAATTTCATCCGGTGTCAGGCTTCTTTTATTGGTATCCAATAAGTCAGCCATTTCGCCCAACCGAGCATTGATTTCAGCGATTCTCGCTCTGTTTCTTCTGATTTCTTTTTTCATGATTAAAATTTTGATAGTTTACGTAATTCTTCTATTTCTTTTTTATAACTCTCGTCCGGATGTTCGAAGGTGTCTTCTATACTTCGTACATTCACTTGTGTTCCGATGTAAGCCGGGCTTGCCACGATGCTTATTTCACTGATCATATCAATTTTATGCACTTTTCTAAGCAAAATTCCGTCAGACCGTTTTATCCATTCGACGTTTTTCCGCTCATCGGTCCGATATCCGAAAGATGATCCGAACAAATCTCCTCTTTTCACCATTTCAACGGCAAATTTTCCATCAGGAGTATCAGGAGCGTCCAAAGCATATCCCAAACCGTAATTATCCAGGTGGAGTCTCAGCGATCCGCTTCCCATGCCACTCCGAGCGAGGAGTCTTTCTTTGTTATGTTCCAGAAGCGCTCTGATATCACTGCGTTTGATTAGTTCCTCGTCAACGGCTCCTGCCTCTATGATTTCAATAAAGCATTTACGCAATACAGGATCATACATATATTTGCTCTCTTGACCAACTACTACCGCATATCCCTCAATTGTTCTTTCCGATACCAATTTGGGAGATGCCTCACCGCCAAAACTTCTGATTTCCAAATTTTCCATGCTTGTTCCTTTTATACTGCTGACGTTTCCTTATTCTTGGGTGGCACTTCTTGCGGCTTTTCCTCATTTTTATCTCCGTTATTGCTATTATTTAACACTTCACCGTTTATTTTCGGACTGTTGATAGGAGCTACGTTGCAGCTTATCATTGCGACATCTCCTCCATCCACAGGCGGCATTCCCCTTTTTTGGCGGTATTCATTCACTGTATAAATTCCATACTGGATACACTTCTCCATGTTTAATGCCATCGTTTCCAAGTCAGTCTGATAGAATGCTTCCAGATCAAATTCAATGCGATATTTCGCGGCAACACTCCTGGGGATTAATTTCACAAAGAACTCATTTGCAATTTGCCGCAAATAAGGCTGGATGGTATCAGTCATATATTGCACCTGACTCATCTCGCTGGCTTTATAATTTTGACTTTGTCCGGCAAATGCTTTGTCAGGGTGGACGCCATAAAAGCGACACAGGTCTAAAACAGAGAATTTTTGCTTCTCCAACAGCTGGATATCAGCAGGGGACATGGAAAGCTGGTTGAATCTTAATTGTCCGGGAAGATATGTGATTCTTTCACCGGATCTCAATTCTTTCCGGAAACGGTCGGAAACATCCTTCAGCTGGGTTTCGTTGTATTGTTCGTATCCGGTTGTCTGATCATCGTCGTTACCACTGATAAATCCCGAATATGTGCTGCCGGGCTGAAACATATCAAGACTCTTCTCGTCTGCGCTGTACGCCACACTCATAATCCGGGAGGCATATCGGATTGTACTCTCTCCTGTATATCCGCCATCCAGGCTTATATTGCGAAGATGAATAATTTCATCGCATTCAAGAGATTTATATATACCGTTAATGGGGTCGTTTACGATATAGAAGTTCAAAAACTTATCATAAGTAACGCTGCCAGGACTCAGTAATGTCAGACTTTTCGGCTCTCCTTCCGACCAGTCCGGATAAATATAGGCGTTCCCTAGATTAACTGTCTGTATGATGGCGTTTCTTATCATCTCATATGCGGTCTGCCTGCTGTTTGGTGCAACAGATAACAGGTAGTTGAGTTCACTGGCCTCATCCACCATGAAGACGCCGTTTTTCTTTCTTTTCACCTGTAGAGGCAGGGAGGCAATACTACCGCTAAGTATGGATACGCACCGATATACGGTCGCTAGCTTCATCGCCATTTCCGGTCCTTCAACTGTTTGGGCTTTTGCAGCTATATTGCGTACTGTTACATCTGGTGAAGCTACAGATTCGAAGTATCCTCTCTCCTTGACAGGCTCTTCAACGGGTGCTGTATCCGTTTTTCTTTTCCAAAACTTTAAGCTGTTATTCATTTTCTGAAATTATTATATAAGTAAAAGGTCATTACCGATGTCACAGCACCGTCTATTTTAGCATTCTGAGATTTTTTAATGGGCTTCCTGTTCTCCAGCCTGTCTTCGTCAATGACAGCATTACCGAAGCAATACCAGTTGATCGGATTGTAGTTAAAGGTAACACGTCCGGTCCTTGCTGCTATTTCGAAACTTTCAACCGGGCTGGTAAATGTCCCGTAGGTTTGTTTTATTGGCTGGAGCACTTTCTTTGCACCACTGGCACCCATCATATTCACGAATTCCATACTTTTGTAAGGGTCATATCCTATATTAAGTATCCGTATGCTTTCCCTATTGCGGGCATTGATGTCATTTACTATCATCCGGTAGTCTATCACATTTCCGTCACATAATCGAAGATATCCGTCTGCTGCCCATCTTTCGTATAATTCACGATTCGGATGAGATATCAGCATTTTACGCGGGAAGTAATAATCATTGTGAATATGAAACATCTTGATCTCAGGCAAGTAAATGTTATAGCTTACAGAACTAAAGTCATCACAAACGGACAAATCGACTGCGACCATCGCGTCCGGACGATTTTTCAGTGTTTTCAAATCATTGTCGTCTTTGCACATAGCCTCTATTTCTCCGGAAGTAAACCACACTTTGGCCTCATCCTGCACAAACAGGTTCAACAGCTTGGTTCTGAAAGTAAGCATGTCCTCTGCGGTCATCTGGGCTTTCCTGTACTCATTCTCATAGTAATCCGCCTGTACTGTGATTCCCAGGTGAGGCTGTACCTTTGCCCAGGTGTGCGGATCATCTTCGGCATCATTGACATCCGGTTCAAAGATATGCGCAAAGATGGAGTCGTTCTCTACTTCTCCACGGAGTACTGCCTTATATGAATTGAGCATATTCACAAACGGACTTTCCAATTTATTGCTGGCTGTTGTGATAACAATAGTCATAGGATTGACACGGGCACCCATAGACGATGTAAGCACATTCTTCAGCTCGGCACTATCTGCCTGGCTGAATTCATCAAGAATAACGGTGGACGCATTGAGTCCGTCCAGCTTGTCGGGATTCGACGCAAGGCATCTGGCGAAAGACGTTCTTCCCCGCCTTTTGCTAAATACCTGTTCCCGGTTTATTTTGAAGTTTTTAAACCGCTTATCAAGACTCTTCAAAATATTCTTTATTTCTCCGAAACATATCTGAGCCTGATCATAGCTATTTGCAGCTGCATATGCCTGCGCATTAGCATCACCGAACAGTAAATCATATATTGCCAGTGAAGCAACCGATGTCGTTTTGCTATACTTACGTGGTACGAATAATAGGGCGTCCCTGCAAAGCCTTTTTTCGGGCGTACGGTAAAAACCAAGGATATTGGCAAACTGAAATACCTGAATTGGGGTAAGACGATACTTTACGCGTCCTTTCAATCCCGAAAATTTTAGATTCTCGTAGAATACGATAAACTTCTTGACCTCTGTTGGTTTGAAAATATACGCATCCAGCAAACGAAAGAAGCGAAGGATAGATAACAGCTCATACAAATTATGATCGTCAGGATGACTTATCGCTGATTTCACATAATCCTTCAACCTGATATCCGTTTGGTCAAGCGTATAATCCTCGACATTGACTTCCTGTAATCTTTCAAGTGTCCGGGCCTTTAGCTGTATGAGATCATTCTTTTCCAGCATTTTCGACTTTTTTAATCAGTTCGTCTACTTCATCGTTTTCATCATCCGCTTCTATGGTAGCACGGGTTAAACGCAACTCTCGCAATGCCTTGCGGGTTTGTTCGGCCGCATCCTGCATTACGGAAAATTCGGGATTGACCACTTTATACTCATTATTTTCGCGGCTGATTCTTGTCATGCATACCTTATCCAATTTGGAGACTTCGTCCCGGGCCTTCAGATAAGCCATATATGAGCCGGCAGCAAGAGAGATGGAAATTTCCATTGCCTTAGAATAAGTCCCTTGTTCTCTCATTGCTTTTCGTATTTTTTTCTCTATATCTTCGTAGATTTCCATGCGTCTTTTTATATGTACGCGCTTTCTGACGTATATGGGTGACACTTTCGTATTACCCCCCACGGGTATAATTTGTGCCGCGTGCGCGCGGAAGGGAAGGCGTGGGTTTCATGGGTGTACATGGGATTGTAAAAAAATAATACCCCTTGTATGAATTTATAATTAAAATTAATTAATATTCACAATTAAGGTAATGATAGGGAAATCCCTATTTGTTTGATCAAACCATTTAATAATATCTCATTCTATTGCACATATACAAATGATTATGTATCTTTGTAGTGTCAGATAAACAAAGTATTAACCTTTTAAAACAAAGTCATGAGAGAACTGAATGAACTGGAACAGATTGAGTTCGAAATAGAGAAGGAGAAACAAAACCTTAGAGAATGGAAACGCAAGGTACTTATACTGGATATTGGAAAAGAAGATGATGAAGAACGTACTGATGCGATACTCGAAAGGATATCAGAACTCCTTGAAAGAAAAGAGAAATTAAAGAAGTAGTAATCGCTCCTCTTCGGAGGAGCATAACTCAAATAATGATATGAGAACATTAGAAAAAGACTTGTTAAAGATGGATAGTTTGCATGGAGATGAACTTGATGCACACTTGTACGAGATGAAGGCTTTATACACCAAGCCGGAAGAGAAAGAAGCCATTAGAAAGCACTTAGATAAGGCTCTTGATACTATCACTAATAATGTCAAAGCAATAGAACGAAAGCTCACAATACGGGAACAGATGAATGATATTGTAGACTTAATACCCGTGTCATATATTGCAAAGAATTACTTTGGCAAGAGTCGAGCCTGGTTATATCAACGTATTAACGGGTATAAAGTCCGAGGTCAAGTCTATACTCTGAACGAGAAAGAACTTGAAATCTTTAATCGTGCCTTAAAGGATATTGGAAATAAAATCGGTTCACTTTCAGTTGGTTAATACAGCTGTTATCTGACACCGCCTTTGCCTGTGAACCGTGCAAAGGCAATTAAGGGAATAGCAAATAACTATTCCCTTTTCTTTTTATTTTAGAAACTTGTCTACAAACGACTCGGTTATCCTTTTGTTATTGGCTTTAATTGCAGCTTTGGAGTGGCTAAACATTTTTCGATGAATATCGGAATGGCAAGCATGGCATACGCTCATTAGATTGGAATAATTAAACATTAGCTGCTTCATCTGAGTTGCTGATGCAACTGATTCTACAGGTGTTATATGATGTACTTCTGTAGCTACTGTAATCCTTCCATCTTTTTCACAGCATTCACATATAGGGGTATTAATGAGCTTTTTAATTCGCAAAGATTTCCATTCTTTGGAATTGATATATTTGATATATGTTTTGTTTCTACTCATTGCTTACTGATTTACAAGAACATCTACGCTTTGGCTTGTTAAATTCTACATGCTTTTCAGCTTCAGAAAGTTCATTAAACATACATTCTATATCGTAAGGAAGGACTTCTGTTTGAGGATCATTCTCAGGGTCCGATGCACGAAGAAAACAATGTATCAAACTTTGTACAATTTCATATACGCTTTTGAATCCGTATTTTGAGGCTATGGTTTCCAATCGTTTATAATTCTCCGGTGTGATCCGGGAATATACTTTTTTAGTCAAAATCTTCTTTTTCTTTCCCATATCAATTCTTTTTATTTAGCTTTACGTAAATCCTTGAAAATACTTCTAAGATTTGCAAGTTTCTTTTTAAATATCAATCCGAGGAACATCTCGAATTGATTCATTCTTAAATTGTTACGAATTAAAATGCTTGATAAGTTCTTCGGCTGTTGCCTTGTGAGTTTTTGAGTAGTCGAATTTAATTAATTGAAAATACTCTTTCAGCTCAAGAAGAGAATGGATATCGCTGATTACCCATTTCTCACCATCAGTAAACCATTGATGAATATCTGAATCTTTTCGCAGTGATACTAATGCAAGAAACAAATCTTCATTTTCTTCACAATTAATGAATCCGGCTAAATCATTCAATTCACCGAATGATATAATGTTCGTGGATACCCCACAAACACAAGGATATGTGACATTCTCTGGTATTCCATATACTTTTCTGTCACCAATATTTTTTAATGCTATCATTAGACGATTAGCGTGATTTCCGTCTTTAACAACCATATAGCATGGTGTTGTAAATCCTTTATTCTTCTTCATATTCATAAATTATTAATTAATCCCAAAACCCTGTCTGTACCAATTCTTCACCGTTTTTAACGGCAATAATGTCTTTGCCATCCTCTGTTTTCTTGAAAGTACAATCATCGTTCAATATTCTAAGGAACACTTTACCATGATCTGAAAAACATGAATCTTGTTCTTTGTTAAATGCAACGGCTTTTACCATTTCACCGTTTTTGCTTTTATATTTAAAAATTACACCTTTGCTCATATTTGATTTTTTTACATTATAAAACATACACAGCTATACACTCCACTTTCCGGCATCCCTCCAAAGTCAACTCTGATACACAACTCTCCGCAAATGATGGAAGGCTTTTCACTTACCACCTTGCCATAGGCACCATAATGTTCGTGAAAGACTTCTGAACCTGGTTTCATCGAGTCCAATGCCTTCTTCATTTTTTCAGAAGTGTAAACAGTTATCCATCTGTTGGAATAACTGTAATAAAGCAGTCCGGTGCCGAGAGAATCGCACATCTTCAGCACGGTTTCTTCCACCTGTTGCCTGCTGAAGACAACACTGGTCTGCAGCTTCTGTACTTTAACGTCCGGGAACTTCTTTTTGAATGTTGTTTTTGTTACCATAAATCAACTCATATCTTGTTTTGAGGGTTATTCATAAACTTCATTCCCGCACGTAGGGCAGAATGGATTTAAACAGTTACATTTAGGTTCTCCTAAAGTTTGGGATATATGCACCGGATACCAAACCTTTGCTTTAGTCTCCGTATCAATGCCATGAAACCAGACTTTCCCATTGTCTACAGTCTCAAAGGAAGTGATTTCAGCCTTCTTTATGTTTCCTCTCGTATTACGATAGGAAACTATATCTCCAATCTTAAATTTGTTCATTTCTGATTTGTTTTACGCTAATTGATTAATATTATTTTTCAAAAATCTCGCAAGTGTATTCCTATCAACTTTACATATCTTAGCAATTTTGCGTTGAGAAACACCCTCGTTGAGTAGAGCATTTATGAGAACTGTTTTGCTCGATAGCTTTAGTTTATCAGGTGAAGTCCTTCTCCCTTTCGGTCGCCCCAAAATAACACCTTCCAATCTTTTCCGTGCCAATGCTTCTTTAGTTCGTTGGCTAATCATGTCACGTTCTATTTCAGCAGCAATGCCAAAAGCGAAAGCGAGAACTTTACTCTGTATATTATCGCCAAGCTCATAGCCATCTTTCACCGTATAAACCTTTACATCATGCAGCATACAGAACTCCAATATTCGCATGATCATGAACAGTTTTCTACCAAGACGAGAAAGTTCGGATGTTATTATTACATCACCCTTTTGCAATTTCTTCATCAGTTTTCCTAACAACCGTTTTTCAGGCTCTTTTGTCCCAGATATGCCATCATCTATAATCCAATCATCAACTGACAATCCAAGGGATTCTGCTTTTTTGCACACTCCTAACTTCTGATTATTAGAGTCCTGTTCGTCCGTACTTACTCTTAAATATCCGTATATCATAATACTGATTCTATTAATTGCATGGCTTCCAAACTATAATGTTTAATAATTATTTCCTTCATAGACATGCACTCCCATTCTTCAGGATACATCTTTTCAAGTCGAGCCCCCAAAGCGATTATATCAATCGTTATATGGTCGTTTATCATCGACATCCAGGCATCGTGCAAATCAATTATTGGAAAATTAGGTAATAACCCTTGAAATTCATTACGGAATTTTGCCCATTCGTTTACTTTGTAAATGTTCATTACATTCTGTTCATTATGCATTGATTGATGCCCGAAATCCTCCATGTCGATTTGGCATAATATTTCTTTATGTCAAATATATCGCACATCATACACACTGAATTTATACGCTTATTCTTTCTAACTCCAGCGCACTTAACTGGGTATCCCTGAATACTCTTACTTATATTCATTTTTTTCTTTATGAGAGTTATTTATTCCGATTGTTATATCTCCAAGCTCTGATAAACCACTTTGCTAATTCCCAAAGAACCCGTGGAGAAAATATTACCTTTTTAATTACATAGAATGGTATTATAGTTTCCATTGCTATGTAATAACTATCTTTAAACTTTCTATGCCTTGTACACGATTCTGCTAATTTCTTCTGGTTTAAATCAACCCAGCCATGATAATGTACACCGATAAAATTTTTGTGTAACCAAAATTCGGTTAGTCTCTTTCGGTTCTTGCAATCAGTCTGACATATAAAAAATCCCCATCCCATAATTATTCCTCATATTCTTCCCAAAAATAAAATTCGCCTTCTTTGATACAAAGACGAGTATTTTCTTCTTGTATTGAGCGTCCACCAATACAGGCAGACGCCCGGTTATTATTTTCTAAAAAACATATCCCCCGAAATAGATCGAGCTGTATCATCACCAGTTAGCCGGATGTATCGAAAGAAGTTCTGTTCGGTCCGATGCCCGGTGAGTTTCATTATCTCCAGTGTCTTCATCCGGCCAGTCAGATACATATTCGTAGCCGCGCTCCTTCGGGCTGTGTGACTGCTAATTAGCTCCCACTTTTCACGGGTAACTGTAACTAGCTTCCCGCCCTTTGTATAGGAGAAAGTAACCGGATCATTAAGACCAATCTCTTTCATTATAACCTTTAAGTATTTATTGAAGTACTGAATACATAAACCACCTGGCACAAAGCCTTCATACTTCGCGAATATCTCCTTCACGTAATCATGTGCCGGGACCTTAACATCTATGTTCGTTTTCTTTGTCCGGATGACAATGTAGTTATCAATTAAGTTTTGGCTTGTCAGTCTTGAATAGTCTGAGTAGCGGAGAGCGGTAAGACATCCTAGTACGAACATGTCTCTGATTCGCTCTTTTGCTTTCCGCTTATCTTGATTGACAAACTTGTAGTAGTATATTCTTGTAATTTCATTCATACTTAGAAAAACTGCATTTGTAGGCTCACATTTTAAATCAATCTCGTCATAAGTATTGTCTACTGCGTAATTGTATTGCGATGCTCTACGGACAAGGGATTGAATCTTTAGAACGTATCCGACTATCGTGTTATGCCTCAGACCTTGGTCTTCGAGATATATAATGAAGTCGTCTATAAATTCAGCCGTCACTGAGTTAGTAAATATATCACAATCAAACTCTAATGAGAAGTTATCAATGTGTTTTATGATCGCATCGTAAACGGCTGCATAGTGTTCAGACTTGCGTCTGTTTCGCTTTTCAAGCACATCCCGGATAAAGTCGGTGAAGTAGATTCCTTCAAGCGGTTTCTCCTGCCGGAAGTGATTAATGTAGTCCTTACGCACTTGGGCGGTCTGGACCGGGGTAAGTACTTGTAATGCTTTGACTGTTCCATTTTAAGAGTTATATTTTTCTTCCGTATGATAAGTAAAGTAGATGGTATCGCATTTTACGAGACCATGAAGTTCCTTTCTCGTTTTCTCTATATCTTCGGTAGGTATTTCCTGCCTACATACTGTTTTCTCACCATTTGTAATGTATTCTACTTTGAAATTAAGCATTTCATCATTCTTGCGCTTCAATGCTATATGCTTTTATTTCGTTATACCAAGCTCCTTTGTTTTCTTTAGCCTCAACTGAAAAAGATATTTTGACTTTATCTCCTATCTTAGGAGGATTATCGACAGGACCGTCCCAGCTATAAAGGGAGAATTTCATTTTCGTCTGATATCTCTCATTGGTTTCCATGACGTATTCTCTTTTTTCCCAATCTTTTCCGTTTTTAGTTGTTCCACGTTTGATGGGCAATTCTATTAATATTCTGCCCGATGCTTTATTTGCCATATATCTAATTTTTAAGTTATAGTTAAACTGCCCTCTTATGTTTGTTACCAAACAGCCCTGCGGGCAGTATAGGACAAGTTGCCGTAAATTGTTAAATTTGAATCTTTTTTTTATGTAATCATCTGATTCTCAATTGATTATTTATGCACCATATGGTGCTTTCTTTATAATTGGATAATCGGTTGATTATCAATGGTTTATATTTTCTTGCGAATGGGCGTAAAAATCCCTATCTGATAATTAGCCAGGAGCTTGTCTTTAAATTCTTTCTCCAACTCACCGATTTCTTCTACGTATTTACCGCATTCTTTCGACCAGCTGTTGGCGAAATTTCGAATTGTCTCCCATTGCTTTTTTGTCAGCTTCCCGTCTATATACATCTGCTTATAATGCTCCTTGTATCGTGTCACTCCGATCCGGTGAATCTCCCTAGCTTTGTCAAGCTGGGAGATTTTTATGCCTTTCAACGCAGATAATTCCCTTACAAAGCGTATCTCTGACCAATCTTTATAGAATATTCGACCTATTTTGGATAAGAAGTAGTAATCTATAAATTCAAGCATTGGTACGGATTGATGCCTGTACATTGTTTCAATACGCAAGATGTTGTCATCAACTCTCCGTCCTTTCTCTCCGGCTTCGAATGTTTTATCGTAAACCTTCAGAACTTTGCGGACATACTTGCTTTTATTTGTCGTAGCCTGCCGATAGTCATCAAAATTGGCATCATTCCAAAGGGTCCGATCAAATATCTCTTCCATCTGTTTGATATAGCAGTCTGCCGAATGTATCATTTTCATTGTTGTTCCGATCTCATAGTAAGTCACTACTGCGTTTTCGATCTTTACACATAGACGCAGGAGAAGTTCCTTTATGGTCCTTACAGACATAGCGAAGGTGATTGGGCGGCTATTGTCAAGTTTGCCGGTCTTTCCCTTGCTGTAGAGCTTACATATTGAACACGAGCATTTTAAACGGTTTCCCCGAATTTCAATAAAACAACCATCAAAGTTGGCATATGATGTCGATTTATAGTAAACTTCATCACCTTCCGTGCATTGTTCCAGATAATTCCGGAGAACAATCGTATCAATGTCGGCTATGTCTATGGTTGCCTTCATTGTTATTTTGTCGAACATCCTTTTTCAAAGTATGGGCACACCCTTATTCCTACAGATCGCTTGCAATTATGAATTGAACATGAAACCATGAAATTCACTACGGGGCCGGCATGCTTACAGTACCGGCAATCGCATTTTATTTTCGAATCAGTCCTTTTTGTCATTTCTCTTTTTTCTTAGTATTGGTAACTTGTTAATGATAGCTCGCCGGGTGATCAATGGTAGTTTGCCTGACCGGTGAAGCAGGGTAGTTTTCTTGATACCTACGTCATCTTCAGTCAGATAGTCGAATACAGCACTCAATGAACCGAATGCGTAACCTTTCTTTCGGAAGATTAAATACACATATATGACATTCATAATTTTAATAGTTCCATATGTTGTTTATTTGGAATCCTTTATATTGATCCATCCCTTCTCTAGTTTCAATCGTTTGACCTCTTGTCGATAATGGGAGATTTTTTCCCTATAGTCAGCTTCGGACATTTTGTTGATCTGATATTTAGCAGATTCCAGAGAGAGTACTGTTGACTCTCCATATTTTCTTATAAGTCCTCGTCTGTATCCTTCAATGTTTCCGCTATTGTGACGATTACAGGTAATACATTGAGCATTACAATTCTCTTCACTGAACCTGGTAGACATGTGTTCCCGGCTTATATAATGCCCACAATCGCTTACTTCGTAGGGGAATCCATTATTGCAGGAGATACATATAAATGTTCCGTCCTCTCTCACGTCTCTTAAGCGGATGTATTCGCTAAAGACCTTATCCAGCGTGTCTTTGAGCTTTGACTTCGTAGATTTACAAGGCATTGCTTTCAAGGATTTTATCGTATTGCTCAGAGTTTCTGAAGCGGATAGCGTGGTCGTACCATAAGCCTGTATTAGCTTCAAATACGCATCCATCTTCATCAAGTTGAATATCTCTCAGCTTTCCTATGACGGCTATTTTTGAATTACTATTTCCCCAAAAGATTGATAGTTCATTCTTAGATGGAATATACTCCAGTTCCTCTGTTATCTCGCATATAAAGGCTCCCGTGTCATCCGGCTCAAATATTGTTGTTATTCCTTCTTCGGTAGCCTCAACTGTTATGTACCGGCTATGCTCTGGTATTTTATAAATTCTTTTCATGTCCACTCTCTCTATATATTAATAGTTTATATGATATCTGCGATTATATGCTTCTACCGCATTTGCCACTCTTTTATTTTCATCCAATATCATTTTAAGCAATTCGTTGGTTTTCTTTCGTTCATCTATCAATTCGGCAATGCCAAATACTTTCTTAATCCATTTAATCATAATCTTCTAATTCATTATTGTTCTTGTTTTTATGCTCAAGCCGTCAGTTTATTACGTATCAAGCTCATATTCTTATTAATAAGTTTGATGATACGGTCATGATAGTCCGTATTGCTGTTGCAGACACCACGGGATTGGATCACTTGAAACTTACTCAGATCTATCTCGATGGTTTCAATATGTTTTTCACCGATGCGGGCAGAGAGGATTAAAGAGTCCTTTTTTCTGAAATAGTTGTTCGTGAATACGCAGTGATGCATGATTTGACCTTCTTGCCTGAACTCATCGAGACTTTTTAAAGGGACTATGATGATGTTACCATCAGAAATATTCAGATCAAAGAATCTCGATTTGAGCTTCTCATACTCCTTCTCGTATTTTTTCAGTGCCTCCATTTGTTTCATATCACGCTGACGACGTTCCTTTTCTTCTTTTCTGCGTTTCCTTTCCATATAAAAGTCATGAGCGGAATTCAGATTATCAGGACAGACATAGTGAGCGTTACGGAGATCCTTGCTTTCATCTCCCAGGAGATCAAGGTAGTCAAACCACATGGGGGTATCCTTTACCACATAGTTGTTACGCATACAGATTTTGATTGTAGGCCATGTTCTTTTTATCTCATATCCCTTGCCTGCGCAAAACATCCTAAGCAATTCATACTGTCCGGCTTTCAGGAGGGTTTCAGCAGTACTGTCCGTGCTGATCAGACGGAAGAAGTCAAAAGCGTATATACTATGCACCTTTCCTTTGAATCCGTATTTTTTCCATGCCGACAGATAACGGCGTACAGGATAACAAGCATCACAGCCGATGTGATAAGCCTCTTTGTCGTTCGCTCTTATTTCAAGGTCGGTGCCAAGACACCATGCATCGCGATAATACGAGTGCATGTTTGCAAGCAGGGCCATTGTTTTGAATTTCCCATCGGCAGACATCCAGTTCTGGACGACTTCTCTTATACAATACGATGCCTCCTTTCCGGAATGGAACTCTTTTCTGATATAGAAATACCTGAAGACCTGAAAGCCATGACAGGTGGTGATGATATTAAAGTATTCATTATCCCGGCATGATTTACGGGTGGTGGTCTCGATCTTCAGATGGGTGCCACAATTCGGACAGATATCCATTTCTCCATCTTCCAACTTCATGAGGTCATAGAAGATTTTCCCACAGTGGGTGCAGGTTATCAGACCTTTTTTTAGGCGCAGTCCTACATGGTCCATCGCATTCATGATTCCCCATCTTCTTTGTTTTTCAGTCAATGCGGGGAGTTTTCCGCTGAGTTTGACTATCTGCTTTTGTAACTCTGTTTTCGGCTTCATGATTCTTCGAATAATGACAGTTGGACAAATGGTGATTCTTTCTCAATTACCTTGTTACGTTTGCTGCGTTCCTTTTTGGGAGAGGCAGATGATTCATGTACCGGTACCAAAGAAGGTTCTTTGGGAGAGGTTGGTTTCTTCTTTTGCTGCTGTACAGGAGAGGATGCCCGGCAGATGGGGTGGCTGCTTACTTTGATGTTTTCTTCGTCGTAGTAATGGATGGCCCATCCAAAGACAACAGAATCGGGGATTCTCACTCTATTTTCTTTGCCGGCAGCTTTACGAGCCTGGCTATCGATATAGTCGCAGCATTCTTTTATACTCTTCTTCGGATTGGAGTATTTCGTGGCAAACAGCTCATCTGTGTGTGATCTTTCGTCCAGATGAGATTTTATTACTTGTTCAAAAACTGTATCCATGTGTACTTAATTATGAGGCTTTATCCTCAGTTAATACTTTAGGCTCCCACTCGACAGGGACCTTTGCCCAGGTTCTAAATGCTGTATCAAAACTCTGTAGGTCTTCAAACATGTCCATCTTGCATTGATCATTGACTACAAGGGTAGAGAACTCTTTGAAGTACCGGTCTGCGCATTTAAGGAAGTCATTATGTAATTTCTTCAGGTCTCCAAGTAACAAGCCTTTTGCTCTCATTACGTCGGCGGCCTCTTCTATTAAGCTGTTTGCTTCGCAGTTCAATAAATGAGCAGCAGATAACAGCATATTCAATCTGTCCATGCTACCATCTTTAACGGCAGCATCCACTAAACTTTTTTTTGGTTTCATGATTTTAGTTTCTCATTCTTTCCCGTAGTATCTTTTCTTGTTGCATTGTGCGCTTACTTGGCGGAATGCCTACGAGTAGTAGCTCAGTTTCAATTTTATTGTATCTCAGTAATTCGCTGTTGTATTCAGCGAGTAGCTGATCGTATTCTGATCCGGAGAGCTTAGGAGAAGTTAACTGGTCTAAAATTGCTTCTGCATGCTTTCCGCTTTCTTCCAGTTCGGACTCCAGGGAGTTTCTTTTCATCATTTAGTATTGTCTTCGGACATCTCTTCGATTTCCCGTTCCAGCCTCTCTCTGTGTTTGCCTACATATATTGAGCAGAGAGAAAAGATAAACAGGGAGATCCAAAATAAGGCTTCCAATTTTAGGCAGGTGAATCCCATCGTTAAGAAGGATATACACCATATAAAGGTTAGCGGCAGGACTCTCATGACTTTGGTTGTTGAGGCATTGCGAATCGTAAGACATCTGATCCTTTACATTCCCAGCGACCATTCTTTTTGTCGGTGGTCTTAATGAAGGATATTTTCTTTTCAGCGGCTAGTCTTTCTAGCCTTCTTCTTCCACCGACTAAGGCAGAGGCTTGGTTCTTGCTGAAAGATACTGTTTCAGCGGCTTTCATAATTTCTTGCAGACGGTCCATAGTTGTTCCTCCTTATTGGGTATTTTTCCTGTAGTTATGTATTTACGCATGATCTCAGCTGTTTTAATGCGATATTCTACGCTTTGATTAAGCGGAGTTTGCCCTAAACAAAACTCTCTAACTGATGAATCAGCTTCACCTTTATCACATAAGGCACTTTTATTTATAAGGTGCAAAATCTCATCTTTATAAATAGCCTCCCTTTGGGCGTGATCCTCCCTACCTGTTTCAAGCCCCATCATTGCAAGTCTAAAACTAGACTGGTTCCTCATTGGACATCTTGCTCTATGCCATAAATCCTCGTAAGGAGTATCACTCGGGGCTAACACTGGATTTCCAATGAGGAAGTCCGTATTCCTAGTTTCTACTTTAATATTTTGCTCTTTTTCTTCTTCCCGAATTAGTTTGTAGAAGAGAAAGTTAATGATTATTGCAGCAATGGCTAAAGCAGCAATGATAGTGATTACTTGAATTGTTTCCATAATTAGTTCTCCTTGTAATAGCGATTGTACTCTTCCATTGAAATAGGTTTCTCCTTGATGGCGAAGCCTTGCTTTACTGCCTCAACTCGGATACGTTCCGCATCTTCTCCGGATGTTACACCACGCACAGCGTTTCGGATTGTTTGCTCTGTGCATTCAAATAATCTCGCCAGTGTTACTACTGAGCCTTTTTTTAATACTAATGTTCTTGCCATAATTACGTGATTTTAAATTTTAATTGTTACTTTTGCTTATTGTTACTTTTTGTTTTGCCAAGCAAAACCGCTTTTATTTGTTTGACGATGCAAATATGGTGAATATATTCAGAATATCAAATCTTAATATCTGAATATATTCATACTTACAACAATTATTAACATTACCTAATATGGACATAAAAGAAAAAATTCAGCAATATCTTGATTATAAAGGAATTAATATAAATCAGTTTGAAACTTCAATTGGAGTTTCTAAGAGCTACTGGAGAAAAACAAAGAGTATATCTGCTAATGTAGTTATTGATATTTGCAGAATATATACCGACTTGAATTTAGAGTGGCTTTATCGCGGAAATGGAGAAATGATTAAAGACTCTGAGGCAAAAACTCCATCAACAATTGCACAAAGTGTTCCTGTTAGCTCAATCATGATTCCATTTGAGGAATACAAGAAGTCAATAGCTGAGAAAGACGAAGTCATAAAGGATCAAGCTCACCGAATTGGGATGCTTGAACATGAACTACAGCTTTTCACATCGAAAAAACAAACTGCCCTCGGAATGGAGAACGCTTCCACTGCTGCCAAGCATCAGATGAACATACCGGAAGCGGAATAATACACGCTCCTATGGGAATCATTTGGGGTAAAATGAGACATAAACAATAGAAATTATAAACTACTAAAATTAACGATCATGCAAATTATTATCGGTTTTTTCGCCTTTATCTTCGCACTCCTTCAAATAATCTTATTTTTCAAAATATGGGAAATGACAAACGACATTAAAGCGATCAAAAACAAATATCTTTCATCCGTCCAAAATAAAAATGACTCGTATGCACCTATAATAAATTCTGCAGAATTTAATATAGGTGATCTAGTTATCAATGCGACGACAGGTAAACAAATGCGAATTAAAGAGATCACAGAGGACGGAAAATATAGTTGCTATACGGGTGGAGGTGCTTCACATGAAGGCGACTTCTTAGAGTCAGAGATCAAACGTTTTAATTCATAAGGGAAAGATTAGACATAAACAATAAATTATATTATTATGGAATATATCATTTTATTAATAGTGATTATTATAATCGCCGTGGTTATCAGGGTGCTAATATCAAAACCAAAAACAGGTAATGCCACAAAAGCCGAAAATAAGTTGTCAGATAACCAAAGATACTATATCGGAGACAAATGTATCGGGCTTTCTCCTAGAAAAGGATACGATAAATTCTCAATCGCTGGAGTATATTACAGAGATCTTCCAATTACTATGGTTGGAAAGTTCAACGGTTATGCAATTGCGCAAACCGACAATGAACATGATCAATACGCAATAGCTATTTATAATGACAATGAGCAACATCTTGGATTCTTGCCAAGAGGAAACGATTCTTTGCATTCTTACATATTAAACGACGGAGGAAAAGTTCACGCCTACGGTTACATAGGATGCCGTAATGATGGTGAAATGTACGGAGAAGTATGTGTTGAAACAGATAAGAATATTGTTACGAATAGGAATAAACCTTATGCGGTAAATTAGCACGATTACGACATTTGCGGAACACAAAATATCGTAATCGCAGATGTAGATGCGATGGTAGAAGTTGTTGCAAAAAAGACAAAGAAGAACTACCTGCTTATCCGATAAATAGAGAAATAAAAAAAATGCCTCATCAGAGGTCTAAACATATATATTATTATTAACCCGACACTGCAACAGTGGAAATCACAGTGTCTTAAAGATTGTAGCTAACACAGTCAGCGCACAATATCCGCTAATAGCCAACACGTTACGAAAGCATATTCTTAAAAATAACAATTTTTCGTAACGCGTAGGTCGCCAGTTCAAGTCTGGCTAGCGGCTCTTGACAATAAAGCGCTAACTACAGAATAGTTAGCGCTTTTCTTATTAACCCCCAAAGCAAATCGCATGAAACGAGGTAAGAGCAGGAGATTATTTAAGAAAAAGAAGTCACATTCCAATCAAAGATTAGGGTGTATCATCGCTATCATCGTACTTATTCCCATTTGTTACGGGCTTTATCTGTATTATCAGCAATACAGTGTCCAGCACAGTAGCAAACCGCAGATAGAGACTTCCGTCTCCCTCCCCACTCCATCCGGCAAAGATTTAGAGATTCCCGTTTCATTGATTCCCCGTCAGGAGCAGATCATTCGTCATAAAGGCTATACAGTTTCCTACAATAAAGACCTGAAGATTCCGAATTGGGTTTCTTACGAACTGACCCGTCAGGAAACCAAAGGAAAAGAAAAGAGAGGTGACAACTTCATCGCCGATCCTTTAGTAAAAGGCGCCATTGCGACCAATGCGGATTATGCACGCTCGGGATATGACAAAGGACATATGGCACCAGCCGCCGACATGAAATGGAGTCCGGATGTCATGAAAGAATCCTTCTATTTCAGCAATATGTGCCCGCAGCATCCTCAGCTGAACAGAAGAGGCTGGAAAAATCTGGAAGAAAAAATCCGGAATTGGGCTATAGCAGATAGTGCCATTATTATTATATGTGGACCTATTATTGAAAAACAGCCTAAAACGATTGGGAAAAATAAGGTTGTAGTACCTCAACGGTTTTTCAAAGTAGTCCTATCTCCTTTTGCCAAACCGATACGGGCTATCGGCTTCTTATTCAACAATGAGCAGGCAGTAGAACCTCTATCTTCATATGTAGTCACAGTGGATAGCATCGAGAGCCTGACTAATATGGATTTCTTCGCACCTTTACCCGATGAGATAGAAAACAAAATAGAAGCAAATGCAAATTATTCCCTCTGGCCGAACTAAGTAGCAAAACTCGTTTCTCTGAAATGAATTCATTTCCCTATGCCAATGGCATTCTAGTTACAAACAGACTTGCACTTCAATAAAAGGGAGTTGTTGTATTACTCTCAAGGTTTCACATTGTAACGTCAAGAGATTGTCTTATTCCCACATATTGTGGGAAAGTATTCTCTTATTTTATGAGAAAACAT